GTTTTCCGCTTCCGCCAGATCGTCAGCCAGTAGTCCCATTTGGTATTCTTCCGCTGGACCGTATAGGACAGCGTTGTCGCCGCTGAACTGGCTTTGGTAATCTTCCAACGCCTTCGCTTTCGTCGCTACGTCCGCTTCCGCCGCCGCGATCAGCGTATACAGCTCCTTCCGCTGTTCCAGTGCCAGATTGTACGCTTCAACTTTCTCGGAATTCATCTGCGTATCTGCTTCCGCCTGTTTCGCGTCAAGCGCCGCATTCGCCATGTTTCGCAAGGCTTCCGTGCCTCCGTCGATCACGCCCGTTTGTTCGTCATATATATCTGTGATCCCCGGAATGATCTCCGCAAGCGCTCGCACCAGCCCGTTGTATTTTTCCTGCTGTTCAGCGTCCATTGCATCCACATCGCCCATTGCTTCCAGCGATGTGATCATGTTGTCCACATTTGAACGCGTGCTTGCGATTTGGCTGTTCGTATCAGCATACTTCGATTCGATCTCATCCATTTGCTTGCCAAGGCTGTCTTTGTCGATCATTTTTCGAATCGATTTCGCCACATCCGCCTCCGCCTGCTTTACGTCCAGCCGCACGCCTTTAAATCCGTCGCCCACCGCGATCTGCGCGTTCTGAATTGCATTTTCCGCCATCGTCATCTGCGATGCCGTTGTGCTGTATACGATTCCGCTCGCTTCCGCCAGTGTGGAATTCTCTGCCCATGCCTTCTGCCCGTTCTCCAGCGTGCGCGTCAGCAGGTCACCCGCCGCCGCCAGACCGGCGATCGTCTTTTGCGTTCGAACTTCGGTGATGCCCAGATCGTTCAGCACCGATATCGCGCTTCCGCCGTTCTCGTTGATCTTGCCCAGCCCGATTACAAATTCATTGATCGCACCTGCCGGATTTTCCTCCCACATCTGCGCAAACGCATCCGCGGTCAGCCCCGCGACTTCGGCGTATTTCTTGATCTGATCCTCGTTCCCCGCGCCCACCATCAGTTCCATGCGATTGCCCAGTTTCTGGATTGCCGACGCGCCTGCAGCGGATTCTACGCCGATTGATGATAGCGCCGCCGCAAATCCCAGTACGTCCGCTTCGCTCATTCCGTATAGCGCGCCCACCATCGATAACTGCTGCCCCATGTCAGTAATGTTCGATTCTGTCGTCGCGCTGGTCATGCCTAGATACAGAATCGTTGAGCCTAAACGTTCGTAATCGTCGATCGACGTGCCCATTACGTTCGCCAGCTGCGCCAGCGCCGTGCCCGCCTCGGATGCGCTCATATCCGTCGTATCCGCCATGCGGATCATTACCTCGGTAAACGGCAGGATCGCTTCTTTCTGCAAACCCAGATGTGCGAACTCATCCGCCAGCTTCGCGATTTCCTCGGAACTCATCGGCAGACGCTCGCTCATATCCATGATCTTGTTGCTCATGTCGCCCAGCGAGACGTCGGATAATCCCGCCGTCTTTTGCAAACCGGCCATCGCGCTTTCAAACTTGATGGATTCTTCTGTGCATTTTGAAAACGCTTCCTTAATCGCGTCCAGCCCTTTGGATATGATCTGCGACCCCAGAATGCCCTTCGTCACGTCCAGCCAGCCGTTCAGGCTCGATAGCCCGCCGCCGACCTCCTGCATTCCTTTTTTGAATTTGTCCGCGTCCTTCAGGTTCACGCGAACGTCTATATCACGCGTCGTCTTCGCCATCGAATCCATCCTCCTTCGGCTTGCGTACCTTGCACACCTGCGTCACTTCAAATATCTGAACCAACGCCGCCTCTCGCCGGGTATACCCCAGTAGTAAGGCGGCGTTGATGAATTCATGTTCCGTTATTCCTTTTGCGCCAGTTTTTTTTTAAATTCCAGCAGTGTCATATCCACCGCTTCGTCCGCGCCGTCGCTGTTCATGCCCGCCATGATCGCCACGTACACCATCTCCGTCGCGATATGCAGCTGTTTCGGCGTGATTATCAGCTTCCATTCATCTTCCGTCCGAATCGGCTGCGGATCGTTGCCCAGGTATCGGCTCCATAATTCTGCTGCTTTCGCGCATTCGGCGAATGCCCAGATCACCGCTTCGAATGATTCCAGCGTCGGCTTCTGCAATTCCTTGAATAATCCGTCCGGATATTTCTTCGCCGCCGCAAAATGCACGCTGCTCGAATACAGCAGCTTCACTTCCTCGATTTTCATTACTTCCTCCATGTTGCAAAATCGCAGCGCCCATTACAGACGCTGCGATTCGTTTTTTTGTTATAGCTCCCTCTGATGAGGGAGCTGTCAGCGCTTCACGCTGACTGAGGGAGAGACCCCCCGTCCGTCAGCCTCCCGCGTTTGCCGTGGTCGCAACCTTCAACTTGCCGTCCAGCCATTCTTCCGCCGTAGCCAGCGTCGTAAATTCCTTTCGCGTGCGCCACTTGCCGTTTGCGGGTGCGGTTGCTTTGAATTTCAACGATGCCGTGCCGAAGCTGATGCTGCCGGATTTCGTGCTGCCACTTTCGTCCGGCTTGATGGGCTTCACTTTGTTGAAGATATAGCCTCTGTATACCTTCGCGCCGTTTCGCTGAATGGTCTGAATGCCGCCCAGCGATCCATAGCCAATGCTGTCCGTGGTCGCGTCGTAGTATTCGTCCGCAGCGTCCGATTCGCCTTCCGTCAGACTGTACAGCTTCTTTTCCACGTCCAGCGTCACGTCGCAAACCTCCGTCGTGATATCTGCGCTGGTGAATTCCGATGCGTATTCCTGCAGCACGTCGTCGCCGTACTGTTCGCCCTCGGCGTTGTTCAGTTTGATGTCCAAACTTGCGATCGCGCCGATCGTGAACCCAGCATTCGTGTCGATCGTCGGGAATGCCGTCGCGCTCGTGTCGCTCTTGTGCGGCGCATACTTCAACCGCGTAAGTCCGATCATTGCCATGTGTTCTTCACGCTCCTTTTATAGTCCGATTGAATCCAGATATTCATCCAGTATTTTCTTCGCCGCGTCCGCCCCCGGATCGCGTGCGTCCTTGATTGCTTCCGTGATAAACGGTCGCGCTCTCTGACTCTTTTTCCCGTATTGGTTGATGAATGCAATTTCACCCAGCCGGTTCCCGTGCTGCGTTCCTTTGAAAATGATTTCTTCATATGCGCCGCTCTTGCGCATCTTCGGCTTCTTCTGCGTCACGCTTCGGGCTACTCCGTATTCATTGTATGGACCCGTCAGCATTTTGGCGGCGAAATAGCGCAGCGAATCTGCCGCCACGGTCGCTTTCGCATCCACCATGTCTTTCTGCACGTTCTCCGGTATGTCGCCCGCCTTTTCGATCGCGATCATTAACCCTTTTAATCCAGTCACCTGCACGTCAAT